CGTCCAGTTGTTTTTTCAAGTGATAATACCTTCTGCCGATTTGAGTTAGAACCTAAAGGATTTTTATCCCCATCTTCAAGTATCTCCCTCGGTTGTCAAGTTAAGACCACCGATAATGTTCTTACTGCATTCTATCCTTTATCAGTGGGAGTTCACTCCCTCATTCAGCGGGCTGTCCTTAAAACTTCTTCGGGGCGTGTCCTCTGTGATGTTGATGAGTTTGGTTGGTTTAAATCTCTAAAGAATGCATTTGAAGATAATTGTACTCAACTTGAAAAAGACCAGTATAAATCGGGGACATGTCTCGCATGGGGACCATCTTACCTTGATGTTGATGGTACTGCGAATACGGACGGATTTGAAGCGAATACTGAAGCGGAATATCTACAACTACAGAATGGTAAGGAGTATGGTGGAGAAGCGACTGATGGCTCAAGAGTTGGATTAACCCCGAGAAAGTTCTCTATCGTGACGAGTGAGGCGAATCATAACTCCCTATTTCCTACATTCTCAATCGCCCTTCATGACCTCTTCCCATTCCTTAAAGGAGGTAATCAACTCCCACTCTTTATGATGGGTAATGATAGAATACAGATTGAACTTTATTTCACTCCTCCCGAGTCTTTTGAGAGAATGGTTTTATCTAAAGCCGATGAAGGTGATACGGGTTTTGAGTTCCAGATAGACCAGAACTCTGTTGAGTTTATCAGCGACCACATTTTCTATCCCGGACAGATGGAGACTTGGGCGAGTATGAATAAGGATTTAACTTTCCAGTATTTTGATTATGTCATCTCAAGACAACAGATAACCTCCGCGGCTGACGGGACGGACAACTCTAAAACGAATATTAGAAATGTTGGAGGTGCGGGTCGTCTCGTGACGAGATGCTATGCGGGATACAAGGATCAAGCGGCTTCTCCCGACCTCGGTATATGTTCTCACTATGGTGCGAGAGGTTGTGTCAATACTGGTGATGAGGTAGGATTTTTAGAGAGTAATTTATTTTATAATGAAAAGTTCCTCTATCCTCAAGATGTTAAGAATGGTGCGAGACATTATCACAATTTAAGAGATGCAGAAAAGAGACAATTATATGTACCCCGCCCTATTTATTCGGGAGGCGGTCATGAACTTATCCCCGATGCTGGTGCGGGTGCTACTCATCATTATGATGGGAGAACTCAAGACCAGTTAGTTGTTAATCAGTTTTATCAAGGGTGGAGACTTAATCATGGTGAGCGTGTAGGATCTAAAGGTATTGACCTTCATATGAATATGAGAGATAATGCGGGAACGGGTCAAGGTCTCGCTACTGGTAAATATTTACAGATTGCATACACAGAACAATTGAGATATGCTACACTTAAAGACGGACAGATTGAGGTCTATTGGTCTTAAATCCATATCACCCCTAACCATTTTTTATGATTCTTTTTCTTAAACTAATATGACATTTATATAATCTCGTTTTTGTCAATTTAGATTTTCTCTCAAAAAAAATCTAACCTTATATTATAAAATGACAGAAAACCTAAAAGACCTAATATCTAAATCAAGACCTCAAGCGAAAGAATCAACTATTAAGATGTATGTATCTAATCTTAATAAATTGATGAAAATATTTGATACTGATAATCTTAAGTTTTTAAGTAATGCAGAAAAAGTAAAAGAAAAATTAGAAGATAAACATTTCACAACTCAAAGGAATTATTACAATTCAATCATAGTATATTTAATGGCTAAAGATAAAGATCCCGAAAAATATAATGAAGTTAGAGATGAATTAAATAAAAAATATACAGAACAACAACAGAGCGGAGTAATCAGCGATAAACAGAAAAATAACTTTATTGAATTGAGTGAACTGAAAGACATGATAGAACAAATTAAAAAAGATTTAAATATTCCTAAACTTAAGAAAAAAGAAATTTCTTCTAAAGAATATAAACTCTTACAGATATATGTAATACTTGAGATATTGGTTCGTATTCCTATGAGAAATGATTTGAGTAATCTTCTTAAAATAACCCGTAGAGAATACAATAAATTAAGTGATGCAGAAAAAAAAGAAAATAACTATCTTGTAATTGATAAGACTAAAATGGATTTCATAATGAATGATTACAAGACATCAAAGAAATATAAAGAGAAAGTCATTAATGTACCTAAAGACCTTGAGAAAATTATCCGTATGTATATTAGAAAAAATGGAGATAGTAAGAACTTATTTCCTATGAGTAGAAATGCGATGTCTCAAGCGTTAATAAAAACATCTAAAAAATATTTAGATAAATCAATCTCTACGACCATGATCCGGAAAATAGTCGCAAGTGATTTACTTAAAGATGTTAAGAAGAAAGAAGAAGAACTCTCAAAAAAAATGGGAACTGATATTGATACTATAAAGTCGGTCTATGTAAAAAAAGAGGCTTAATATATTCATTTTTAATCTTGCATAATAATCTCCATTCATCTTTCCCTCTGTCATTTCTTCCACCCATTCCTTTGAACCATTCACCATCTTTAAGTTTCCAGTAATAAAATCTTTCTTTACCCCATTTATCTCCATTTTTCCCGATACATCTCCACACGAAAAAACATTTACCTTCGGGATTATCTTTGATAAACTTTAATCCATTCTCTATCTTTCCTAATTCAAATTGAAGGTCGGGATAGTCTTGAAAATTACATCTCCTTGTTTTTAATTCAATCTTAAGAGGTTTATCTTTTGATCTAAAATCATATTTATTGAACTTCTGTCCTAAATCAGTCCCCGTATTCCATAACTCACCGAATATCTCTTCAAGGTACTTCATGGAACTATCTTCGCTTTTCAATCCTAATTCTAAATCTTTTAAAAATTGGGGATTATCTTGCATTGTTTTTATAATTAATACATATATAAAAAAAATAGAGATTTAAACTTAATCAAATGATATTATAAACTTCCCATATTTAACTTTACACTTATAATGAGAGGTTCTCTTACTTAATGATTTTTTTAATTCAATATCATGTTGAATATGTGGGGATATAATTGGTTTAATGGTATAAAGGCGATTTACATCTTGCATCAGTTTCTTTATTGTTTTTCTTACAATAGGGATGTCTCCGTATTTAGATATTTCATCAGCGTCATTATAAATATCTTTAATATCTGTATATAATGATTTTTCTAACTGATAACCATTCTCGCAGTAATGATTAATTTTTTTAGCGGTTAATATATATCTATCTCTATCTTTAACAGAAAAAGGTTTACGAGGATTAGGATTTTTCAAGAAACTTCTTAATGATTGTATATCTTTAACTAAATAAGGATTATTCTCGGGGATTTCTAAATATTGCATATTGACTAAAATATTCCACAGAGTTGTGGCTACGCATAATTTCGTATGACTTTCACTTACACCTATCGGGATCTTAAACTCATCTATGATCTTTAATAAATCTTTTTTTGAGAATGACTTATGAATGATAGTATTGTTCTTCGGCATTATTTTATATATTAATATTAGATATTTATTTTCTCAAAATGGTACGATTTGACAGAAGAGTTATGGTTAGATTATATCCATGTAATACTATCACAAGGTCAACGATGATTTATAAAAAAAGAGAAAGATTAAAAAGACTTGAAAAGAGATTGGAAAGATTAGAAAAACACGCTGAAAGAATGAAGAAGAGAAAAGAATTAAAAACTTTTTTATGTTGTTCACATCATAAATAATTTATTTTTTTATATTATAAAATGGTTTATAAATCGGGAAAACTTAAGGGACAATTAACGACAGCAGAATTAAGGAAATTAGTAAGAGGGCATAATAAACTATATACGATTAAAATCCCTAAAGGTGCGACACAACCACAGATCATAAAATTAATTGAAGATAAAGGTTATAATGTTAATCATGAAAAAGGGAAATTAGTTTTAGGATTTAAAACATTACCGAAGATAATAGAGATGAAAGACGCTCCCGTCCCTAAAAAGAAAACTGAAGCGGAGAAGGTGGAGATGAAAAAGAAGAAAGAACAGAAGGAGAAGGAAAGAAAGAAAAAAGAAAAGGATATGAGAAGACAACAGATACAGAAAGGGCGAGACATACAGAAAAAAATTGACATGGTACAGAAGAAAAAACAAGAGAAGAAGGCTCAACCGAAACCACCTAAACAGAAGAAAAAAGAAGACCCGACACAGAGACAAGCACTTAACAATGCACAGAGTATCATTGATATGTTTGAGAAACACGGCGGGAAAATAAAGGATAGTGATTTTAAAAATACAAAAGAATTAAATGAGAGTATCTCACTTGTCAATCAAGTATTAAAAGATCCGTCGGGATTATCACCGGGAAAAATAAACTTCTTGAAGAAGGCGGTTAAATTACATGGAGATAAAGTATATGGAGCAGTCAAGAAAGCACCGAAGAAACCAGCACCGAAAAAAGTATCATCATTAGAAGATAGTAAGAAAGAAAATGTAGAAGGATGGAAAAAATATTTCAAGATGGTTAATGATAATAAAAAACTTTTAGAAAGTGATAAGAGACGGAAGGGTAATCCTTTTAATGATAGTTATGATTTTTTTAAGAATAATGAAGACGTCTCCAGCGGTCAATCTAATATGAATAATAAATCGGGAAAATGGATCACTCTTCTTGAGAAGAAGATAAAAGATTTAAAAGGTAAGGAAGAGGTGAAGCCTACAAAGAAACCTCCAGCACCGAAGAAAGAAGAACCATTGAAAACTACAGATGATAAGTCTCTTACATCTATCAAGAATATTTCAAATGTTTTAGAGAACCCGAAGGATAAAGATAAAGAAGTACGGGATACTGCATTATTCAACGCATCTATCTTCTTACTTAATAAGGATTTACCTTTTGCAGATTTTAGATCCCTCCTCGTTGGTCTTGATGAATATGATAGTAATTTCAAGTCTTTCATGTTTGAGTTTAGGACGGGACAAGCCCCTCCTAAATATAGAAATAAACTTTCAAAACTGGTGAGGAAGTTTCAATCATTACAAGATGGAGAACTGAAGGGGATCAAGAACTTAAAAGAATTACAAGCGGACTGGATAAAAAATGCACTACCGAAAGGTAAAGTGAAAATAAAAATGAAAGGAGAAACACCATCAAAAAACTAAAGGGAGAGGGGTCGCCTACAAAGAAACCCATCACATTAAATATAACTACTCTACAATATTTAGCGAGAATATTCGCAGAAGCCATGGACGACAAAATGGGTACTAAAGAAGTTAATAAAAATAAAGAATTATATAATGATATTCAAAGTAATGCGTTTAGTGGTGATAAAATATTTAAACTATTAAACTCTAAATCAAAGACTAATGAGAAAAAGAGAAACAAAATAATAGAAGCCTTAAACTATTGGGCGAGAGATTTAGTTGGGGATAAATATAAACCGAGTAATAAACTTATTGCATTATACGATATTGATGACGATGGAAATATACCATTAGGTTTAAAGTTCAATCAGTTTGATATGGGTGCAGTAGGTGATAAGGAACTTAAACTTATTGGGGAGTTAGTAGAAACATTCACTCCTTATAAAATGGAAACTCAAAAAGATGGGTTTGACAATCAATTAAAATATAGGTTCGTTAAAAATTAAATAAAAATAAATCTAATTTTTTGATATTTTGTTTTATCGTGTAATCCTATAATAAAATATTTTAATATATAAACATTTTTATCGTAGGATTATTAATTTATGAGGTATATACTCATAAATTGATTAATAAATCTAAAAATATGTTAATAAATACTCATTTTATCGCCATAAATCAAGTATTATGTCTGTTTTACTCCTCTGTAGAAATAAAATTATAATTTTATTTGATAAATAGACCATAAGAGACACTATTTTGGATTAATACTCCTTATTTTGTCATTTTTACTATATATTAGGGACATAATCCTTGATTAAAACCCATTTGACACAAACGACTTATATATATGTCAATCAAGTTTAAATAAATACATCTCTAAAAAATGTTAGGGGAGATTTGGATTACCATAATATTTTATGAGACCAGTATTTTGCACTATCCTTTGAAGTGGCTTTACCATGTCGGGAGTAATA